ACGAAGAGATCGAGATCGTTCTGACGATCATAGAGAAGATCGTAGAGAAGATCGTAGAGAAGATCGTAGAGAAGATCGTAGAGAAGATCGTGATAACGACGATGAACGAAGAGAGCGCGAACGAGAACGATCTGATGATCGTGATAAATCTCCTGCAAAGGAAGAAGATGATGGTTTATCTTCTCGTTTAAGAGAATTACTAAAAGACGATAGATCTGATAGTAAACGTAATAATGATGACGATGAAGAACGAACATATGTTGCTCCAAAATTATCAGAGATTTCCGGTGGTTCATTTGTTCCTAAAAAAGTTATTAATGATGTGTCAAATAATTCATATGATGACGAAGATTTAAAACGAGAACTTTTATTTAAGTTTGATTTATTACGAAAATCCTATAAAAATTCACCTATACCTGATTTTACTATACACAGTGATTACATGACAATGCAAAGAGCATACGACAATACGATTCGTCAAGTAAATGTTGATAATAATATTGAAACATATAAAAGTTATCTTATTACAGGGTTTTATATTACAGAATTTGTTTTAGGTTATTGGTTAAAATTTGATATGCAAGATTTTACAAAACAACAAATTGTAAATATGAATAAATATGAATATCTTTTAATTGAATTAGGTGAAAAGAATTATGTACCGGAAGGTAGTAAATGGCCTGTAGAACTTCGTCTATTGTTTACAATATTAATTAATGCAGCAATATTTATTGTGACTAAAATGGTCATGAAAAAGATTGGAAATAATTTATTTGGAATGACCGACGAACAGCCTCAACAAGTGCCAAAAAGAAGAATGAGAGGTCCAGATGTAAATTTATAAAGAAAAAAAAAACATTATTTATAAATATATTTATAAATAAAAATGTCTGGCGCTAAAGATATAAAAGATATGAATCTAGAAGAACTAAAAGAACATTTAATAAAAGACGAAAAAAAGCTTCGAGAATATGTTTTGGTATGCAGAAGATTGTTAGAAAATAGCACAGAAGAACTTGATAAATTAAATGCTTTATGGAAAAATTTTATGAGTGCTAAAACTAGAGAAGATAGACAAAAATTCTTAACACAATTAATCGACAAGTTAGCAAATACTATTTACAGTAAAATACCCCAGAAAGAAGACGATGTACCATATACATCACCTGAAGACGAACAAGCTCAAGCTGACGCTGACCAATTAGCAGCAAACCTTTTAGGTGGTAAAAAACCTAAACCTCGTACTCCTTCACCTCCTCAACCTCCTAAACCTCGTACTCCTTCACCTCCTCAACCACGTTCACGTTCTCCTTCTAATTACGATTGTGATTCATGGATTATGAAAACTAAAAAAAAAGAGGGAGATGTTGATTTTGCAGACATTGTTTTTGTATGTGGTAAAAAAGAGTTATCTTTTGAAAAATTCAACAAATCTGTCTTAAATAAGAAAAAGGTTTCTCCTTATATGATTAAAGGTATCACTTCGAACAGTTCAAATATTTTAAAGGACAAAAGTGGTGAATATTGGTTAACATATAGCGCAAAAGAAAGTTTATTAAAAATCATCGTAATAAATGGCAAAAATCGTCAAAATTTAGAACATATACCTAAAGATTTAAGTGATTATTTAAAAAATAATAATTTATGTCCTATTAAAAAAGTAGACGGAAATTTCACTTTTCTACCAAAGGTAGAAGTTTACCCTGTTCTTTCACCACCAAAATCACCTAAAAAACCAAAATCGCCACCAAAATCACCTAAAAAACCAAAATCACCTAAAAAACCAAAAGAACCAAAAGAACCAACAGAAGAAGAAAAGAAACAAAAAAAAGTAAGTGAATATCTAACACTTTTAATGAAAAAAGATAGAACTGCTTGCGATGAAGATAGCCCATGTAGTGACGACAAATACATGTGTGACGTAGAAGCTAAAAAGTGTATGAAAAAACATTTTGCCCCATACGAACCATATGGAAAAGATACAAAAGTATTTGAACATAATGGTCATACTTATATAGGTAAAAAAGGTACGATTGAAGCATTGGAAGAAAAATTAAAGAAACAAAAGGAACCTGAACCAGAAGAAGAATCAGAAGAAGAATCGGAAGAAGAATCAGAAGATGATGTAGACGTAGATTTAAATCTCGACGAAGATATAGATCTTGAAAATTTGACGGCATTACAGAAAGAATTGTTTGACTGTTTAATGAAAGGAGGTTCTCCTTAATAAATTTATTTATTAATTAATGAAATAATTAATAAATATGTAAAAAAATTATTCTTCAAAAAAAAATTCAAAAAGATCACCGTATGTCAATTTTTCTGCAATAGGAATAGATTTTTCATATGTATATTCATTTATAAAACATAAACTTTCAGAAATACATTCATATGATTTTTCTGTAATCATCTCTTCTATGTATGATTCATTTAGTTGTAATGTATCAATTACCGGAATTTCCGTCTCTGTTATATCTTCATTACTCATCTTTATTTTATTAATATTTAGAACTCTTTAAATATAAAAGTTTACAAAAAGATTCATATGAATAGTCTTTGTAAATCATATTTCGTCTTTCTAAAATTTGTATTAATCTATTAAAAATAATTACAGTATCTTCTCTATACTCTTCCATCCATTTATCAAATGTCTTTTTCATTTTGCGATTTTTATTACGATTTTTATTAATATACAATTCTTTATATTATTGATTTAATTCGTTTAATTCTTCTCTTAACTCATCATCTAAATCTATTTCTGATTCAGAATCGATCACTTCAATTGAAGCATTCGAAGAATTTGATTTTTTTGGTGGCATTGCCATTGAAAAAATTTCGATAATATCTTCTGATACAAAATCGACTTGTTCTTTACTTTGTTCTTTACCTTGATCTTTACCTTGTTCTTTACCTTGTTCTTTACCTTGGTCTTCTTTCATTTGTCGTAATTGTTGTTGATATTGTTGTTGTAATTGTTGAATTGTTTGGTTTGCAGAAACTTGCTGTCTCTGTATCTGTTGTCGTAATAAAGAATTTTCTTGATATAATTTTTGCAATTCGGGGTTAGATTTATCACCCTTCATTTCTTTTTTAATAGTTGTCAATTCTTGTTGTAAGGTATCAGTAAGTGTAATTAATTCTTCTTCTACTTTTTTAACACGTTCTTCGAGTGTTTTAGAACGATGATGAAAAAAATATGCCATCGACCCTACCAAAACAAGCTCGACTGAAACATGAACAAGAAATTTTCGATCTTGAAGGACTGATATTGCCATCGTGTTTTTACTATATGATAATCTTTAAGTTGTATAAAAATCAATATTAATTTTATAAATCAATTCAAAAGATAGGTGTAAAATTAAAATCAAGATGTTCAAAAATCTCCTTTACAATCTCATCATGGAAACTTTTTCGGTCCAATGTTTTTAACATGTTAAAATCTGACTGTTTACATGGATATTTATGTTTACGTAATAATTGAAATAATACATATTGTGTATTAATAAAACTTTTTCGTTCAATCTTTCTCGTAAATTTAAATTTTTGATCATATATATTTGAAATCTTGTCAAAATCCTCCATTAAACTATCTTCTAAATGCGAAATATCATCTACCTTTTTACCGGTTAATTTATGATAGATTAATACAATATCTTCATAATGTTTTGAATGACCTGTCTCTTTTAAAAAAAGCAAGATGTGTTCTTTTGTTACTTTAGAATAACGTAAGGATAAATCATCACAATTTACATCAATAATTCCATGTAATTCAAGTTGACGTTCAATGTCTCGAAAAACTTTTTGATCAATTGTTGAATTTTGTTTACCTTGATACTGATTGATACAATCTTTAAAATGTATCCGTCTTTCATATGTATATTTATTTGATATATTAACCCTTGCAATATCTTTATAACAAGATGATTTATATGATTTTTCTTCCTGTGTTCCACATGACTCGCAAATTTCTACATTATTATATTCATTAAAAATGAAATCTGTACTTGATTTACATCTCTTGCATTCTCTTTTTTTTGGAGGAGATTTATTGTTTTTTGAAACAATATCGTCAAGTTCACCATAATTAATATTGTAATTATCTAATATATCCAAGTATTTTTTTACAACCGTGCGAATTTCTTGCTGATTTGTGTCTTTTTTCGTCATGAATGAAATTTTTTTGGGTTGAAGTGTCATTTGTTTGTATGTTTCCAATATTGGTGTAACATCCATAATATAAAAATTTAAATTGGTTTGAAAATCATTATATCGCTGTTTTTCATTTACTAATTCTTCAAATTTGTCTTTTAAATCTTTTATAATATGTATTGACAATTTTTTATCTTTTAATAGTTCATTAATTTCTTCTATATTTTTTTCTATTTCAACCATTTTCTCTTCATTTATTTTCCATTTATCTCTTATGTTTTTATCAATATGTAATATATCAATTTCCATTGGAAATTTATTTATGTATAGTTATCTTTTTAACTATACATATTTTACCTCACGATTTGTGGGGTTTTCTTTAAATCGCTTTTTATTTTCTTTTATTTTTCGATAACAGTTTCGCTTTTATCTTTATTTTTGTCTTTGATACGACTGGCTTTCTTCTGTTCATTTTTACAGTTTTTACAATTTGCATAAAGTCCATCCTTTGTGTCTTTTGATTTAAAAAAATTATCACGAGGATGAACTTTTTCACAACGATTACACCATTTCTGTGTAACTTTATCATACTCTGGAATCTTTACAATTTTACGAATTTTTCGCTTGTCTCCGTAGACACCTACAAGATGGCAATCTTTACAAATACGATTTACTCCATCTTCGTTTCCTGAATTCTTGAAAAATTTAGACAATGGTAAGAAACGACTTTCTTCTGTCGTATGAGTAAGGCCTCCACATCGTTTTGTGATTTCAGGAAGTGGTTCTTCGGGTTCATCTTGTTTAACACCTCCTCCAATAATTTTAATATTATGTGTATTAAAAATATCGAGTTGGTCTTGTGTTTCAAGTGTATACTTTATAAATAACATATCAGCTATGTTTTTGATGGAATCAATTAATTTTTCAGTTGTAACACCTGTAATAAATTCTCTGTTGTTTGGGTATAATTCATCTTGAAATCTTCTCTTTATATTAGTTTCCATTAATGTATAATCTTCAGTGTACATTACAAATAATAATTTACAAAATGGATTAGATGTACGATAACCAGAAACACGATCTGTAATATCTCGAGAGAGTCCAACTTTTGTTTTTGTATCTTTGTCTTCTTCTGACATTATTATTAAATAAACACATCCACCTCGTTTTAATCGATATAATTCTTTTTTACGTAAAAATGTTTGGTGATTGATCATTACACGTTCATATTTTCTTGAAAGTATTAGATTTTTTTCACCTTCTGTCATTATGATTTTTGTTTTCTCCTCTAACTGTCTTTCAAAGTTTTCGTTCATTTCTTTTATTTTTTGTTCATATACTTCTTTTATTTCTTCACTAGATTTTTCTTTACCGATTTCAACCTTTCCTACTATTAATAATTCTCTGATCCATTTTGAAACTTGAGAAGCAAATGAAGGATTACACCATTGAGCAAGATGCATACCTAAATCTGGATGAATCCATGTACCTTGAGAATATTTATTATTACCCCCTTTGTATATCTCTATTAGAGCCGATACCCCAAATTCGGACTTATTCTCTAATGTTTTAATTAATTCTTTTGTTTCTTTATTTTCTCTCCATTTTGTCAATCGTTTACCCGAAACCTTACACAAGCCTGTTGCAAAAATATACCCATCTTCTCGCATTGGAATAATAAATTTTTCATTGTTTGGCAAGGTCAATTCACATTTAAAAATGTCACCGATTTTTTCAAACGTAGTTGATGTTGTCATTTTAGGTTTTGTTTTTATTATAATTTAATTCTTTAAACTTCAATTTTATAAAGGAACTTTGACGTGGTTTATACGAGTAGTCATCGAAGTAGTCATAACCGATACGCTAATTTGGGGTATAGGTAATTTCAAAGGTTGATATAGCTTAAAAAATAACCGATACCGGAATTCCGCTATCACAAATTTTAAAAACCAATCCTAAAATTTGTTTTCTTTAAGTCTGATAATTAAAAAAGTAAATTATAATTTAAAAAAATTTTCTCCTCTATAATAAAACAAATGTCTATCGCTACATCCAACTTGACATCCGGCTTCATCGATCTCGCCACCTATGACGAACAAGAAAAATACACATACGGCGGCGCCGAATCAATTGCCTACTTCGTCCGTGAAGTGCGCAAATCAACCTGGTTTACCCAAGTACCCGTTGTCCTCAGTCGTTCTTCAGGCTCAGCTGGCTTTGGCCAACAATGGTCCGTCTCCATCTCTCGTGCTGGTGACTACCTCCTCCACACCTGGCTCCGTGTTGTCCTTCCTCAAGTTACTGCTGCAGTTATTAACCCTACTAACATTTCTCAAACCGCTACTACTGCTAGTGTCTTGCGTTGGACTCGTAACTTGATGCACAACTTGATCCAAGAATGCAGTATTACGTTCAACGATTTGGTTGCTGCTCGTTTTGATAACTTTCACCTCGATTTCTGGTCGGCCTTCACTGTGCCTGCTGGCAAGCGCAATGGTTACAATGTCATGATTGGTAACGTTAACCAACTTATCAACCCTGTTGCTGCTAACCCTTTGATCTTGGTTGGTTTAGGTGGCCCTCAATCTTCTACCAGCGTTGCTACTCTTTCACCTCAAGTTCTTCCTTCTCAAGTTCTCAACCTTCCTCTTCCCTTCTTCTTTACTCGTGATTCTGGCATTGCTCTTCCCACTGCTGCTTTACCTTACAATGAAATGCGTATCAACTTTTCATTCCGTAACTGGACTGATTTACTTATTAAGGATGTTTGGTGCCCATCTGCCGCTCCAGCTGCCGGTCTTATTTTACCCCCAGCATTTACATCCAACGCAGGCTCAACTTTCGTAGGGGCTACCGGTGCATGGGTCTCTGTTCCCGCTGCCCAAAGTGATCTTGCATCAGGCTCTACTTCTCCTGATATCAGCAACAACTGCCAAGTATGGGCCAACTACGCGATTGTCTCCAACGAAGAACGCAAGAAGATGGCTTGCGCTCCTCGTGACATCCTCATTGAACAAGTTCAAACTGCTCCTCTTCAATCATACAATGCTAACGGCACTGTCAACGGAGCCGGTGTTATGGGTGTTTCTGGATCTCAAATTACTCCTCAATTCGACATTCGTTTCTCGCATGCCGTCAAGGTATTATTCTGGGCTGCCCGTAACAAGGCCAACTATTCCGCCTGGTCTAACTACACCACTGATGCCCAAGTTCCCCTTGGTCCTCACCAATCTGGTAACATTGCTGCTCAACCTGGAAACGCTCTCTTTGGTGTTGTTGATTTCACTGCTGGTTCTGACCCCGTTGACAACACTTCTCTCATCTATGAAAACACCCAACGTCTCCAAAACATGGGATCCGATTACTTCTCACTTGTCAACCCATGGTACCACTCACCCGTTATCCCTCTCGAAACCGGTTACCACAGTTATTCTTACTCATTAGATTATGCCAACATTGATCCTATGGGAAGCACCAATTATGGAAAATTAACCAACGTTTCAATTGTCCCCTTCTCATCGGCTGCAATGAACAACTCTTGGTACGTTAACGCCAACAGCTCAACGCCTACAGTTAATAACACAGTTGTAGCAAGTGCCGTCAAGTACGATTTCATCA